ATGTACCGCTCTGGCCAACGTTCTGTGGTCGAGTGGATCCAACACTACTTAACTGACGAGAACAATGCCTAAGACAAATAAAGGAAAAGGTAGAGGTATTACTACACCGGGAGCTGTTACTAATGCTGGACCATTCCCAATGGGAAAACCAAAATCCTCCGGTGGGGTTCGTGCTGCTATTAGAGAAGCCGGACCAAATATTAGTCGCAATGAACTAAAGACTATTACCCAAGCGGCTGGTGGTAATACAGCTAGGGCTCTCAATCAAATCGCTAAAGCTGGTGTTAATTTAGCTTCAGGTGCAGCAAACATGCTTGTCAGCCAAGCAGCAAAAACACCAACCTATCGACAACCAGACTTTGGTAAAAGTAAAATCGCAGACACTCTGCGTAGTATGGTTGGAAACCAACGTCAAGTATATGCTGGCCCAAATGGTGATAGGTATAAAACAGTAGGTACTCCTGGGACTGGACTAATGCCTGGTGGTATGGCAATCCGTCCTGGTGGACGCCCTACTGTACGTCGCCCAGGTCAACCGACAGCAGCTACTACCACTACAGAAGGAGCAGGTACTCCCGGTCTAACAGAAGATGAGATCAACAAGCGTATCCAAGAAGGTATTCAATCAGGTATCAATGATTATTTCAATACCTTAGATTTGGATTCAATTTATGGTCAACAAACTCAAGACCAAGGTTTTCTAGATCTGCTTGCTGGTATGGGTGATATGTTCTCCTCTGCAATGGGTGGGTTCCAACAGCAAAACCAGAATATGATGGATCAGATGAGTCAGTTTTATGCACCACAGGAACCAATGCGTCTTTATGGAGCAGGTCAAAACTACAACATTGATGCCATCCGTGCTGCACAACGTAATCAACAACGTCGTAGTGGTTACCTTCGTGGTGGTATGGGTATTGGTGGTCAGTCTGGTGTCACAACTGGAACACCTACTTCTGGTCTTAACATTGGTTCCGCTCTTGGTATTCTCGGAGGAGTTACTGGATAATGTCAGCTAAACAACGGTATGATTTCCTTACTGGTGACCGTAACCAATACCTCACCGTAGCACGTAGAGGAGCAGACCTAACACTCCCTTATTTGATTCGTGATGATGATGACTTTTCCAAACAAGCACAACCTTTGCCATCCCCATGGCAGTCAGTTGGTGCTAAAGGTGTAGTCACATTATCCTCCAAACTAATGCTTGCTTTGCTTCCTCCACAAACTAGCTTCTTTAAGCTACAGGTGGATGAATCAATGCTTGGTCAAAACTCAGCTGCTATCAAGTCTGAACTTGATCTAGCTTTTGCTAAGATTGAACGGACTATCATGGAAGCTATTGCAGCCAGTGATGATAGAGTCGTAGTACACCAAGCTCTCAAGCATCTAGTTGTTGGTGGTAACGCACTTATCTTTATGGGTAAAGAAGGTCTGCGTTTGTATCCTCTCAATCGCTACGTTGTAGATAGAGATGGTGACGGTAATGTAATTGAAATTGTAACCAAGGAACGAGTCTCTAAAAAACTACTGGGAGATCTCATTCCTGATGAACCTAAACCTAACACACCTGGTAACGATGAGGGTGATGCTTATCGTGATGAGGTAGACATCTACACTCATGTCAAGCGTGACAACAATAGATACGTTTGGCATCAAGAAGTGTATGATAAAATTGTTCCCAAATCTTTTGGTAAAGCACCTGTTGATGCATCTCCTTGGATTGCACTACGCTTTAATTCAGTAGATGGTGAATGCTACGGACGTGGTAGAGTTGAGGAGTTCTTGGGTGATCTAAAATCCCTTGAAGCTTTGACTCAAGCACTTGTAGAAGGATCCGCTGCTGCTGCTAAAGTTGTGTTTGTTGTATCTCCATCTAGTACAACAAAACCTGCAACTCTTGCTGCTGCTGGTAACGGGGCTATCGTTCAAGGACGACCTGACGACATTGGTGTTGTTCAGGTAGGAAAGACTGCTGACTTTAGGACTGCTTATGAAATGTCTGCTCAACTTGAGCGTAGGCTTTCTGAAGCTTTCCTCATTATGAATGTGCGTAACTCTGAACGCACTACAGCAGAAGAAGTCCGAATGACGCAACTTGAATTGGAAGCCCAATTGGGTGGCCTGTTCTCGATGCTCACTGTTGATTTCTTAGTTCCTTATCTGAATCGCAAACTGTCCGTCTATCAAAGGACTGGTGACATCCCACGCATTCCCAAGGGAATCGTGCGACCTACTATTGTTGCTGGTATCAATGCTATTGGGCGTGGTCAAGATCGAGAAAGCCTTGGTGCCTTCCTGATGACCATTGCTCAAACCATGGGTCCAGAGGCAATTCAAACTTATGTTAATCCTGAGGAAGTCATCAAACGACTAGCTGCTGCACAAGGTATTGATGTCCTTAACCTTGTTCGTAGTATGCAGGAAGTCCAAGCAGAACAAGCTGCTGCAATGCAACAACAGCAACAACTAGAGCTGACTAAACAAGCAGGTCAGTTGGCATCTGCACCGATGAATGATCCTTCAAAGAATCCACAACTAAATGGACAACAACCAACCCAAGAAGCGCAGCCGCCCCAAGGCTGAGCCTGAGGCTACTACACCTAACGTAGAAGTTAGCCGGCCAAATAAATATGCACCTAAAGCTAGAATCGGTAAAGCTACTGTAGGCCGACCAGTAGGTTATGTTGAGACTGTAGGTCTAGGTAACCTTAAAGTAATCCACGCCACCAATTTTAATGACGACTCTAACGTACAATCCTAATGAAGTTCCTGAAGGTGAGCTGACTGCTGAAGAACAAGATTCTTTGGCTGTAGGAGAAAAGGCATTTGCTGAACAACAAGAACTCCTTGCTGGTAAATTCCGTGACGCTGAAGAACTAGAAAAAGCGTACATTGAATTGCAGAAAAAGTTTGGCGGACGCTCATCTGAACAGGATACTGCACAAGAAGAACCCACTGAAGATACAGAAGATACGGAAGAAGAGGAGGAAGAATCCTCACCTAGTATCCTTGAAGCTTTGTGGGAGCAAGGATTAAATGGTAAGTTTGAGGAGGAGACTCTTAAAGAGTTGTCCAACCTTAGCTCTGCAGACCTTGCTAAAATGTATCTGGAATATCGAGCTGAAGCTGAGCGAAATACAGCACCAGCATCCGATGATATTACAGATAGTGATCTGACTGAACTTCGTGAAATTGCTGGAGGCGATAACGAGTATAGTTCAATGATGCGTTGGGCTGCTGACAATCTTTCTCAACAAGAAATTGATCGCTATGATGCAGTGATGGGTAATGGTGATAAAAACGCCATGACCTTTGCTGTTGAAGCTTTGTTCAGTCGGTATCAAGATGCAGTAGGTGTAGAAGGTCAACTACTTACTGGCAAGCCTACAGCTACTACTAAAGATGTGTTCCGTTCTCAAGCTGAAGTGGTTCGTGCAATGAGCGATCCACGGTATGATAATGATCCTGCATATCGTCAGGATGTCTTCGCTAAACTTGAGAGGTCTAATCTTGATTACTAGTAACGAATACAACCAACAAAACATCTTCGCTAAAGAACCCACCATGTACACCGACAAAGACTACACTGTGCCTCACAACGAACGTGCTGAACTTCTTAATGGTCGTCTGGCTATGCTCGGCTTCATTGCTGCTGTTGGCGCTTATGCAGTAACAGGTCAAATTATCCCCGGAGTATTTTAATCATGTCTTGCGGAAAGAAAGGTCACAAAGGCGGCGGTAAGAAAAAGTAACCGTCATAGCCCGTTGGTTCTGCGAGTGGGCTAACGGGTAGTAGGAGTAATCAATATTAAAGTTCCTTGCTTTATTATTATGATTCCTCTTCTAACTACTCTGTCAGTCATCACTAGCTGGTACGGTCCTGGATTCCACGGAAACCTTACTGCTAATGGTGAGCGATACAATCAAAATGCCCTTACTGCAGCGCACAAGACACTCCCGTTTGGTACCCGACTAAAGGTGTGCTATCAACGGTGTGCCATTGTACGGGTTAATGACCGTGGACCTTATATCCCTGGTCGTGAGATCGATCTCAGTAAAGGTGCAGCTGATGCTATCGGCTTCACTGGCACCGGAGTTGGACGAGTCAAAGTAACACGACTTGACTAACTAACTATGACTGCAATTGCAGCTCCACGCTCTCAGAACTACTGGGAGCGTTTTTGTGACTGGGTAACCAGTACAGATAACCGTCTTTATGTTGGCTGGTTTGGAACACTGATGATTCCGTGTCTCCTTGCTGCAGCCATTTGTTTTATCATCGCATTCGTAGCGGCACCACCAGTCGATATTGATGGCATCCGCGAACCTGTAGCTGGGAGCCTTCTCTATGGAAACAACATCATATCGGGAGCCGTCGTTCCGAGCAGCAATGCCATCGGACTACACTTCTACCCAATTTGGGAAGCTAATTCACTTGACGAATGGCTCTACAACGGCGGTCCTTTCCAGCTTACCGTCTTCCACTTCCTCATTGGCATCTATGCTTACATGGGACGAGAGTGGGAACTTAGCTATCGACTAGGAATGCGACCATGGATTTTCGTCGCTTATTCCGCACCAGTGGCAGCAGCTACTGCAGTCTTCTTGGTCTATCCCTTCGGTCAGGGCTCCTTCTCGGACGCCATGCCTCTTGGAATCAGTGGGACGTTCAACTATATGCTCGTCTTTCAAGCGGAGCACAACATCTTGATGCATCCCTTCCACATGTTGGGAGTAGCAGGAGTGTTCGGTGGGTCGCTTTTCAGTGCGATGCATGGTTCCCTTGTGACTAGCTCGTTGGTACGGGAGACCACAGAAATCGAAAGCCAAAACAAAGGCTATAAATTTGGGCAAGAAGAAGAGACCTACAACATTGTAGCTGCTCATGGATACTTCGGTCGTTTGATCTTCCAATATGCAAGTTTCAATAATAGCCGTAGCCTTCATTTCTTCCTTGCTGCTTGGCCCGTTTTGGGTATATGGTTTGCTGCTCTTGGTGTTTCTACAATGGCGTTTAACCTGAATGGGTTTAACTTCAACCAATCGCTTCTCTCATCTGAAGGGCAAGTGATTAACACCTGGGCAGACATCCTTAACCGAGCTGGTCTTGGTTTTGAAGTGATGCACGAGCGCAACGCGCACAACTTCCCCCTCGACCTGGCTACACACACTGCACCGGTAATTGGCTAATGGCTAAACCTGGACTCTATGCAAACATCCATGCCAAGCGTAAGCGTATTGCTGCTGGTAGTGGTGAGAAGATGAGGAAGCCTGGTACTGCCGGTGCTCCTACTGCTGCTCAATTTAAGAAGGCAGCTAAGACAGCTAAGAAGAAGTAAGCCAAGTACGTTCATCCCTTCGGGGACGGGTACGCCTCGGGCTGGAACGCGCAGAGGCATTGGAGCTTACTACCATGGCTATCAAAGTTACCTACACTTATCGTGGCGTTAAGTACACGAAAACTGTGAACCGCTAGTGCGGCTTGGGGAGGTGCGATCCCTCCCTTCACTATTGACTATTGGCCGGTTACGACCGACACCCTTTAGTCATGACAGTCTGGAGAGACAGACAAAAAAAACTTATATTGAATGCACATGTTTATTCGTGTGAATTCCTAAGCGCTTAGGGAGAATGTAAATAACTCTCTCTTTTCTATTGTGGCTAACGCACTTGTTACTTCGGTAGGCTCGATTAATAATACGAGCTCTACCCCTCTTGCTCTTGGTACTGCTTATGATACCAAGTATGCAACTTATCTGAAACTGTTTACTGGCGAAATGATGAAGGCGTATGAAAGCGCCACTATCGCCAAAGGTACTGTGATGAGCCGCTCTCTGCGTGGGGGCAAATCTGCACAGTTTATTTTCACAGGCCGTATGTCGGCAGCGTATCACCAGCCCGGCGAACCGATCCTTGGTACTAACAGCCCTCCGGTGGCTGAGAAGACCATCGTGATGGATGATCTTCTGATCAGCTCTGCCTTCGTGTATGATCTGGATGAAACGCTTGCACATTATAGCCTGCGTTCTGAGATCTCTGCTAAGATCGGCCATGCTCTGGCTGAGGCTTATGACAAGAAGATCTTCCGTCAGATCGCTAAAGCTGCTCGTGAAGCTCACCCCATCACTGCTGCTCCTGGTCCTGAGCCCGGCGGTAGTGTGATCAACATCGGTGCTGGTAAAGAGTATGATGCTCAAGCACTGGTGGATGCTTTCTTTGAGGCTGCTTCTATCCTCGATGAGAAGAACCTGCCCAAGCAAGGTCGTACCGCTGTGCTGTCCCCGCGTCAGTACTACGCTCTGATCTCTCAGGTTGATTCTAACATCCTGAACCGTGACTTTGGTGCTAGCCAAGGTAACCTGAACTCTGGCGAAGGTCTCTATGAGATTGCTGGTATCTCCATCAAGCGTTCTAACAACCTGCCTTTCCTGGCTGGTAATGTGGCTTCTGTGAATGGTGAGAACAACGATTACTCTGGTAACTTCACTAACCACTGCGGTCTGATCTATCAGAAGGATGCTGTGGGTGTGGTTGAGGCTATTGGTCCTCAAGTTCAGACCACTGGTTCTGACGTTCGTACCATGTACCAAGGTGACATCATCGTTGGTCGTCTGGCCATGGGTGCTGGTACTCTGAACCCTGCTGCTGCTATCGAGCTGCAGAATGTCTGATAAAAGAGGTACTAACTGATGACTGTTGCTTCGGGTACTTCTATTATCATTCAGGAATCTAATGGCGTGGGTCTGGTAAGTTCTGAAACTTTTAACCCGCCCCGTCCTGTTGAGGTTGGTCGTTCAGTGACTGGTGGTGTAGAAACCAAATACGTCCTGACTTCGGCTGATGCAGACGGCAAACTTCCATATGCTGTTTGATTGAATTATGGCTAATCTTACTACCGCTGCTGGTAATAACGGTGCTGCTGGCACTGTTAATTTCGCTACCCGCACTATCACTGGTGCTCTCGGCACTACTTATTCTGACAACGGTACTTTGGCTGTCTCTGACAACCATGCCGTTCGTCGCTCTGTAGCTAAAACCGCTCAAGGCTTTGGCTCTGCTGTGAACGCTTCTACTGTGTTCTCTGAGACTCAAGGTTTCCGTACCGCTTATTCTGGTGTGGAAGCTGATTCTCCTGCTCTGGATGCAGCTCGCGTTGCTGCCTAAGTTATTTTTTTTTTGGGGAGTCCTTCGGGGCTCCCTTTTTTTTAACTATTCATATAACAATGTCATTTCACACCACTGGCTCTAAAACTGAGCTACAAGCTATTAACCAAATTTTGGCGTCAGTTGGTCAAGCGCCTGTGACCACTTTGGAAACTGAAACTGTAGAACGTGCTGACGGTTCTACGGTTACCATAGTAACCAACCCGGACGTTGCGATTGCTTATGATACCTTTCAAGAAGTATCTAGAGAAGTCCAGGCCGAAGGATGGACATTCAATAAAGAATATGACTACCCATTGTCACCTGATGGCAATAAGCACATTGCTTTCCCTGTCAATGCTTTGCAGGTAGATATTTCTAACAATCCTACTTACTCAGCATATGCTTATATTGATCTAGTTAAAAAGGCTGATCGTCTTTATGACCGCCGTGCTCACACTGATGAATGGAATGATACCATTTATTGTGATGTAGTTTGGTTGAGAGAATGGACTGATCTTCCGTCTCCTATTCAAGATTACATCACTGCACGTGCTGCTAGTATTGTTGCTAGCCGTATTGTAGGCGATAGTAACCAATATCAAATCCTCCAACAAAAAGAAGGGTACTGTAGGGCAATGGCTCTAGAGTATGAATGCAACCAAGGTGATTATTCCTTCTTTGGTACACCACGGGAAGGTTCAGCGTACCAATCTTTCCAACCATTTAAAGCACTTCAGAGGTGGTAATGGCAGCAATTACACAACAAATTTCTACGTTTCTTGGTGGCATTAGTACACAAGAAGATATTAAAAAGTCTCCAGGACAAGTAGCTGAAATACTAAATGGTTACCCAGATCCTACCTTTGGTCTTGTAAAAAGAAATGGTAGTCAGTTTCTTACTACCTTAGCTAATAGCGCAAGTCTTGAAAATGGTTATTGGTTTGACATTAACCGTGATGATGATGAAAGTTACATTGGTGTAGTTAGTAGTTCTGGTGATATTAGAATCTGGAATATGATTCCTACATTGAATGGGAGTCAGTATGTATGGACTGAAGCTACCATTACTGGTAAAACTAATGCAGATGTAATTAGTTACCTTACAGCATCTAATCCAGTAGATAACTTCCACAACGTAACTTATCTTGATCAGACATACTTGATCAACAAAACAAAAACAGTTGCTATGCAGCCTAAGAGTACCTATACTCTCGGTACTCGTGGTACAGTTGTTGTCTCTTTTATTGAACAGGGTACTTATACTATCTACCTTAACGGTATTGCTTGCTCACATCCAATATCAAGTAACGATACACTTGATCATGTATTGACGACATTATCAACCGCTATTGCTACTAATACTACAGGATTTACCGTAGCTAAATATGGTAGCTCACTGGAGATTACACATGCCTCACCATTTACCTTGGAAGTAAAGGCTGGGGATAGCGGTCTTGGTTTGACATCTTATCAAGATGAAGTTACAAGTCCTAGTAGGTTGTCTGCTACTACAGCTAACGGTCGTAGGGTTAAAATTATCAACTCTATCAACGAGCGTAATTCTTACTTTGTTCAATTCAAAGGTGTAAGCGGATCTACTACAGATGCTGGTACAGGTTACTGGGAAGAATCGCTAGGCTGGGATGATGATGGTGGTACAAATAAACTAGCTAGTGCTGGTTTTGATGCCACTACTATGCCCTATAAGTTGGTTAATACTGGACTTAATACGTTTACTATCTCTCAAGAAACCTGGGCGCCTCGTGCTTCAGGTAATGATTACGGTAATCCAATCCCATCTTTTGTAGGACAGACAATTAAGTTTGGTGTACTGAATAGTAACCGCTTAGCATTCTTATCTCCAGACTCAGTTGTTATGAGTGTGGCTAAGGATTTTCCTAATTTCTTCTATGCTAGTGCTCAGACAGTTACCGCTGCTGATCCTGTTGATGTGGATGTATCCAGCTTTAGGGTTGGTACCCTACACTCTGCTGTTTCTAGACCACAAGGTTTGATTCTGTTCAGTCAATTTGAACAGTTCTTGATGTATTCTGAAAGTGGTAACCTGACACCGTTTGACTCAATTATTCGTACAATTGGTCAATATGAAAGTGCTGCTGATGTACCTGTTAAGGACATGGGTAGTTACGTTAGCTTTGTATCCCGTACACCGCTTTACTCTAAAGTGTTCGGTATGCAACCACGTGGTGGTAGTGAGACACCGACCACTGTAGACATTAGTCAGGTTGTAGCTGAGTACCTACCTGTAGATATTACAAAGCTAGCAACAGATCCACAGAACTCCCTACTGGCTGCATACAGTGATACCACAAAATGTATCTACCTGTATAAGTTCTACAGTAACGGGGAGCAACAATTGATGCAGGCTTGGTTCAAATGGGATCTACCTGGATCAATTCAATTCATGGAAATTATTCAGAACGTTCTATTCTTTGTAACCAAGAATGGTTCTGACTACCAACTTGGTATGGTCAGTATGGTGCAAACACCATATCCAGTTAGTAGTCGTTTCCCGACGTTTGGTAACATTACGATGCCTACCGTTCGTCTTGATTTCCTTTATCCAGCATCTAACGCTGGAACCATTACTTATAATTCGGTTACTAAACGATCAACACTCCCAACTTTGTACACCCACATTGCTGGTAAGAAGCCTGTTGCAGTTACAATTCCAACGGTAACTACAACCACACCAGTCGGTATTAATGGTCTATCTAAACTGTTTATTTCACAACAAACCAATCAACCTAATTCTGGTTTTGTGATGGATATTGATACAAGTGATTGGTCAATTCCTGGTGATTGGACAGGTCAAGAGAGTCAGCTTGCTATTGGTTATGAATACACTTATGAAGTAGAGCTACCTACTTATTTCTATGCTCCAGGCAACCAACCTAAGGATTGGAGTGCTAACTTGACTATTGCTAGGATGAAGTTTAACCTTGGTCTTAGTGGTCTTGTAGGATTCTATCAGAAAAAGTATGGTTCTGCTGAGTGGCGTTCTATTCAATCAGTGCAGGAAGCAGATCGTTATATTGAAAGTAATGCACCATTAGTACAAAATACGGTAGTCACTGTGCCTATTCATCAACGTAACACTAGCTTCCAATTGAAAATTAATAGCACCTCACCGTTCCCTGTTACATTGAATAGTATGACATGGGAAGGTAATTACTCACCTCGTTATTACAGGAGGGCTTGAGGATGCTTCTAGAATTAGGTAAAATCGCATTTAACTTTGCTCAAGGTGCTTTTGGAGCAAACGCTCAAAACGCTGCTGCTAGACGAGAAGCTGAAGCAAGGACTAAGGCTGCTAGGGCTAATCGTCGGTACACGATGCAAGTCCTGCGTAGGGATCGTAAATTCCTAAAAGAAGGGATTAACATCCAACGCCAAAATATTGAAGAAGAGTACGCCTATCGTGATCAAACTGCTCTTGATTCCTGGCGTTATCAGATGGGGATCAGGGCGTTTGATTATAATCAAGAAAAACGTGCCTATGCTCTGAGGCAACAGACAGGTCTTCAACAGTTAAACTTTAATAATATTGCCCTTGATTTCTCCCTTCAAGATGCAGCTAGGTGGGAACAAGAGCAGAATCTTCAACTTGATTTCCAAGAGAAATCTACCATGTTGGAGTTTCAATATGCTCAACGTGGTGTAGCTTTAGACTTTGTACAAGCAGATGTTGCCCGTCAACAAGCTGGTGCAAGTGGTCAAATTGATCAACAACTAGCTTACGTCCAAGGACTTAAACAAGCTGGCGAAGCACAAGCTAAAGGCGGTATGGGTGTTAGTGCTGAAAAAGCAGCAGCAGCATCCATTGCAGAAACTGGTCTATTGACTTCTAAAATCATTCAGAATGTAATGAACGCTGAGTTGAATTTTGGACTTACCTCATCGCAACTTGGTCAAAAGTTAGAGCAACTAAACGATACATTCTATCTCTCTAAAGCACAACTTGCTGCTTCTCGTTTGAGTCTTGGTATGCAAGCCACTGCTATGCGTAGAGATGCTGCTATTCAGAAGTTCCAAGCTGATCTTAACGCCATCACTAGTGTTGGTTTGGCTCCTGCTATTCCTCCTGCATTGCCCCTTCCTGCAAATCTGCCTAGACCTGAGCTACAAACACCAGCTAAGGTTATTCCGCTTCCTGAGGTTGTGCCTTACCGAGCTGCTACAGTTAATCCGCTTCTTGCTGGACTTAGTGCTGCAGCACCTTCAATCGGTGGAGCTGTGCTAGGTGCGGTATCTGGTAATATCCCAACCCCTGATGGCGGTGGAACTGGTCTTGCTGTAGGCGGTAGTGCAGCTGGTGATTACAGTGGTGGAGCTGTTCAAATACCTGGAGGATCAAGTATTGCGGGTAATTACTTTGGTTCCAATACTTCCGGTTTCTCTCCTTAATAACTATGGCTACATTTAATTCATTTGCGAGGCCAAGCGGCTTTAACCCAATCAAGGCACCAGATGTAGCTTCACTTGTAGAAGACAAAGCTAAAAAGCAGTCTAACTACATGAGGGAGGCTGCGAAATTTAATATTGATGAACGACAACGCATTGGTAATGCTATTGAAATCAATAACAAACTTGAGTTCAATAACCGCCAACAGTTGTTTGACTTTGAGAGTAAGAATCTCGAAGCTATTCAAAATCAAATTATGGGCAATTACGATGCTACTATCAGTAATGCCCAAGCCCAGAGTAAGTCTGAACTTGCTACACTTGATGCAATTAGCAAAATCTCTAGTACTGCGTTTCAAACAATTCAAGCAGTAAACGAAAAGATTGAAACTGGTCGTAAGTTAGCTGTTGAGAAAACACTTTACGCTACAGGTATCTCTACCAAAGAGTTGATGGAGATCCATAAGTTGGATCGAAACTTTAGTGATCAAGCTTATGCCGAAAATAGTGCTATTCGTGCTATTGTCGATAGAACTGGTGCATCAATTCAACAGATACGATTCCTAAACGAAAACAGCAATGCTAAGTTATGGAATGAGTCTACAGCTTTAACTACAAACCTTGGCACTAATTTTAGAACTGACGTACTTGATAAGTATTCAACAAAATATGATCTAGGTGATGGTCGTCAGCTCAGCCTTGCTGAAACAGAGGGGCGTGACTTAGCAGCATACAACCAAATCTTTGGACGCATTCGTTCAGACTATGTAGCTAGTTCTGGGATGTTAAACCTTAGTCCAGCCATTCTTGGCTCTAAGGTTCATCCTCTTATGCGTAATATTGAGGCGGAATTTAATCAACAAAGTAACGCTCAATATAAAGCTTTTGCTAAGGACGAAGCACAACGTCAGATTGATTTCTCTACCAACGAGGATATTATAAACGGACGTGTAGTGCCAAAACTTGAATCCCTTAGCGGTCCAGCTAGAAGTGCCTACATTTCTGATGTTTTCAGAAGTTACAAAGCAGGATTTGAAAGTGAGCGTCGAGAAGATTACGTTAAAAGTTGGAAGGATCTTCTTGCAACCCCTACTATGTATAATGGTAAGGAGGTTACTTACGGGGATATTTTCACAAGTCCTGCAGCTCAAGAAGTTACACAAGCTATCTTTGATGCACGTCAACGTGTACTGGCAAAATTAGGCCAGAAAGAAGCATTCGATACTCGTGAACGTAAGGCATTTGAAGATGCAGCAGTTGAGCAACTTAATCAGATTCCTGGAGGGTATTCAGCTGCTGATGTTCAAGCTGTTATTAATAATTATGGGGTCCGCTTTCCTGGTCAAACCAGTCAACGTCTTGAAGTGATGATGAGGAACCAAAGTGTTGATGCTTTGGAGATTCAACGTCAAATGAAAGAAGCTGAAGATCTCAGAAGCCGTGGTATTTTGACCATGGAGTTGATGGAAAGCTCTGGATACCACAGCAGCGTTATTAGTCAGTTCCAAACAGCAGCTAGACAAGGATCAGCTGGACGTAGCAATACGGATAACTACAAAGCTCAGCTAGCATCACTATCTGCACTAGCTAAGAAACCTCCTCAAATTCAAGCAAAAAGGGAAGGACAATTTAGTCCTACTGTTCCTCTGATGGAGCAGCGTTTGCATACTAAGTTTCTTAAAAAAGTAGCAGAACTCCAATCAGTTGGTGACGCTAATGCTATAGCAAATGCTGAAGCTTTTGTTAGAGCAGAATTTGAAAAGGAAATCGCTAATCCTCAATTCTTTAAGGATGGTGATTACGCTCAATTCAAAGGTAATCCGTCTGTTCCAGCAGCCGCTGCTGCACGTGGTCAGTGGGTTCAAAGCAACCTTAACAGGCTTGGTAGTAAAATCTTAGACACAAATGGTGCTATTTTTACTACTTCAGAACTCAATACTATTGAGCAAGAGATGCAAAAGCCTGGGTATAAATTTGATCCTATGGCTCAATACATTGGTGCAAGGTTTGGTATCAGCCCGTTAGCTGTTATTAATCGAGCCCGACGTGCAGAAGGTAGGGATCCTATCATGCCACCTTCGATGTCTAAGTTTAGAACTAAGGCAGACCCAAATCTTGTTCGGTTCCTAGATCAATACCAGACGCCTGAGATCTCTACGCGAGCGATGGGTAGCACTAAAGAGTTTATTTCTGAACTTGTCCCATCGTATAATGGTATCAACATCGGCCAGTTGATTCAACAAACTGCTACTAAGTATAACCTGCCTCCTGGTGTACTTGCTGGACTTTTGCATCATGAAAGTGACGGGTTTGATCCTGCTGTTCTTTCTGGACAGCGTAAGAGTAGTGCTGGAGCTACTGGCATTGCACAGTTTATGCCTGGCACTGCTGCAGAACTGGGTGTTGACCCATTAAACATTCCACAAGCTATTGATGGAGCTGCGCGGTATTTGATCAAAAATTTGCGTGATCCCAATAACCCTGGCAATAGTCTTAACTGGGCTATCAGTGCTTACAATAGTGGTCCTGGTGGTGTAGGTATGTCCAAAGAAAATAGGGAATACTTTGGTAATGTTATGAGGGAAGCGTATAAGTATGGTCATGGTCAAGGGCTTCAATCTCGTTCTTTGATACGTCCAGGGTTTATCCAAAGAACCAGTAATTATGATATCGGATTTGGATGGCAACCTGTGTCTATGCAAGATGAGAAGGGACGACCTGTTGTTATGAGCCGTGATGCTGCTAATGCTTTTGCTCAAATGGTTCAAGCTTCTGGTGGTGCTGTGAAAGGTTCTGACATTACTAGTTCTCAACGAACTGAAGAGAAGAACATTGCTGTTGGTGGAGCACCTGGCTCTAGGCATGTACATGGAGAGGCTATTGATATTCATGGTAAATCAAAGAATTGGATGATCCAAAATGGTCAACGTTATGGTTGGTATCTTGTAGATTATCCAGGTAGCCATGGAGGACATTTTGAATATCGTGGTGTCCATTAATTTTTAACTGAAAATGACAGATCCGATGAATGAAGTCTTGTTCGGTACGCCGGACTTGACTCCCGAAGAAGAACAAGCTTTGATGCTGCAAGCCGCGCAAAGTGAACAAGACTTTGCAAGAATGGAAGCTATGGCTAACCAACAGGCACTTGCTGCAGAACAAGCTACTCCTGCTCCTACTCCTGTTCAGCAGCAACCGCAACCAACACAACCTGCAGCTGAACCACAACAACCACCCACAAGTGTGGTACAACCAGAACGGAAATATAAAACTGGCTCTGGTTTTATTTATGGTAGCGGTGATCCTGATGCTACTCTTGGTGAAGATATAGGGACTTACGCTCAACGTACCTTTGAAAGACTTGGTGCTATAGGTACAGGTGTTGCTGATTTTGCGCTCAACATGATCAATGTAATACCAAAGAAAGAAGTTCCTGGAATTGAAAATCCTTTTCGACCTGATGGTAAGTCTCTGAAATTACCTAAGTTTCAAGATGATGTTGCTCAAAGTATTCGTGAGCTTAGTTCGGTCGTTTTACCTACTGTTGCAATTACTAGCGGGCTCACTACTGGACTAACGTCTGCAACTAGCGGCATGAAGTTTTTCTCTGATCCTTTCATTAAATGGTTGGGTCCGAAACTGCTTGGCGCTGGTGTTGGTACAGGTGTTGAAGGGGTTACTCTTGCTGGTATGCCTGACGAAGAAGTGGGTCACAACTTAGCCGGACTAGCTAAGAAACACCTTCCTGCTCAGTTTGGTTGGATTCCAGATAACATTGCCACGCTAGACGGTGAAGATCCTGATAACAGGCGCCTTAAAAATCTAACTGAAGGTACTGTGTTAGGTTCTAGTATTGATATGTTGGAAGGTGTTGCAAAGCTGTTTAAAGCTAGACGTGGTATCCGACGAGCTACTCAATGGGTGCCTGAAAATGAAAAAGCAAAAGCATGGCTTGATGCTAATTTAGAGGATGATGCCCTAGAAACCATCGAAGATACTATCTCTAAATCAGCTGCTAAACGTTCTGCTGCTCTAGATGAACTAGGGGAGTACAACTTCTCTAAAAGTCAAAACCTCGATGAACCTATTTTTGGTGTTCATGATCTTTACGGTTACCATGAATCAGGCATTAGGTCTGTCGATGATCTAGGTATTGTCGCTGCTCAAGTTGACTATGCCCGTATTGAAGGTAATTTTGATAGCGTCTATGGTCGTGTTGGTAGTGTTGTTTCTGAAGCTGCACTAAAGTATGGCTTGGAGATTCCTGAGGGACCGGATGTTATTATTCGTGGTCTTAGTGAACAACTTAAAGATGCTGGTGAATACGGTTACAGAACAGCTTCTGGGCGTTACCTATCATTCAAAGATATTTCATTGGCGGGTGAAAGACTTGCTGATGACTTCTATGGTCTAACTACACCACAACTTAAAGAAGCTGTCCGTAAATTCCAATACATTGATCCTAATACTGAAACTCTTGTCCTTAAAGATGAGGGATATGCTGCTGTGTTTAACACAATTAAGCGGTATATGAATGATTATATGGATCTGGATTACATGAAAGCACAGGCATTGGTTGGCACATCCTTTGGTGGTCAAGTCTCTGACATGGCACAAGGTATGCGTCTGATGGCTGAAACACCTGCTGTAAGTCGTGCTCAAGAGCAGATCCTTGATCGTCTTGAATTCCTGATGGCACAAAAAGGTATGACTTCTTATACTAGAGGTCGTGCTCTTAATATGCTTAACCTGTGGAATCGTCTTACTGATACTACAAGTAAAGCTTTTGGTAAAGGTGAAGCTACTAGAGCTGCTAATGCAATTGCTAATGAAAAGAATGATACCTTAAAAGCAATCGCTCGTATTCAAGCTGATGCTAGGGGTACCATTGATACGCTACGTGCTGTTAAAGCAGAACGTCCAGAGATGCTTGCACCGTTGATGATGGCATATGAGTTGACTGATGGTAATGTTAATAGCATTACTAAACTCAATAATTATGTCCGTAATAGTACTGGTCTTATTAGTAAAGCATTCTATGACGGTGAGGCTGATATACCTTCTATGGTCCTTAAAGGTTCCATGGCTAATGTGTATAACTCAACCTTGAGTGCAGTCATCACACCAACTAAAGCTGGTCTTAGTAATATCTTTGGATTAGCTATGCGTCCTATTGCTCAGTCTGCTGGGTATGTGATGTTTAGCGAAGGTACTCTTTTAAAAAGAGCTGCTTTCCAATATGCTGCTGGAGTGGATACACTTCAAAAAGGCTTCTCATACATGGGTCAGGTGTTTAAGCGTTCAGCTTCAGATCCGTATGTTATGAGTCTTCGTGAAGATATGGGTGTTGCTGATGAAAAACAGCTGCAAATCTTCCGAGCATTTGCTGATGCTAAGGCTCAAGCAGGTGAATTTGGTCCCCAAGCTATGTTAGCACAGGTTGAAGAGATTAATGACCTTGCTAATCATCCGTGGCTACGATTTGGTCAACGTGGTATGCAAGCATTTGACGGCTTTACACAAGCTGTAGTTGCTAACTGGGAAGCACGTGGTAAGGCATGGGATGAGGTGACTAAGGGCGGTAAGCTTGTTCTTGATTCTAAAAAAGCGCAGGAGTTGTCACAGAAAGTTTACAGAGAGATGTTTGACGAAAATGATAACATCACTGATGCTGCTGTGAGGCATATTTCTGGTGAAATTTCAATGAGCTTGGACAGTAAGACTAATGATGCTGTTTCTGGATTGCTTCGTAGGCTTCCAGCTCTTAAGCCTTTCCTTCTTTTTACTAAAACACCTATCAATGATCTTAAGTTTACTGGATCTCAAAACCCGATGGGTTTGTTTATAGATCTTTATCATAAGTATAAGCGTCCATTTGAAGAGATGCCTGTTGAACAAGTAGAGCAGCTTCTTACCAGTCGAGGTGTAGAGTACACACCAGAGACTATGAAGAGTGCATATACTACTGTTAAGGCTGAACTTGCTGGCCGTAAAGCGATTGGTATGCTTTCTGTAATGGGTGCTGTTGGTCTTTTTACTAATGATCAAATCACCGGTGATGGTCTTTATGATAAAGAAAAGCAACGTCTTCGTCGTGATGCTGATTGGAAACCTAGGTCTATTAAAGTTCCCGGTATTGGTTGGGTAAGTTATGATGGTATTCCGGGTGTCAGTAATTGGCTAGCAACTACTGCTAATATCCTTGATAACTATTATGTACTTAATTCTGCTGAACTAGCAGAACATCTTCGTGCTCAAGCTTTCTCTCTTGCAGCTGCAGTAACCAATAAATCTATGCTGGCTGCACTTGAACCGTTGACTGATATGTTGCGTGGTGACATTGGTGCTATTAACCGTTGGACATCTTCATATGCAACTGCAGCTATGACTCCTGGCTCTAGCCTTATGGCTGAGTTTGCTAGACTTATTGAACCTTCACGTAAGGAAGTCGATAATAACTTCTTTGACTTGGTAGCCAATCGTAATCCAATTCTAAAGCAAACCCTACCTAATGCTCATGATTGGATTGATGGTGGTGTTGTTGGTGAACCTCCTAATTTCTGGGCAAGGATTTGGAATACATATCTTCCTTGGAAAGTAAATGGAGATATTTCCCCAGAAAAACAATTCCTTATTGACATTGAATACGATGCACGTCCTAGTCTTCGCACTAATGGACGTGGTGTTGAGTATAGCAATGAAGAGAGGTCTGAAGTCACCAACATCATGGGTCAACAAGGTTACTTTAAACAAGCTATCCAACAAGTCATGCAAAGTACAGAGGGTAAAGAGTTTAGAAAAAGGTTTGAACGTGCTCGTAGTCTTAACCTTGAACCTGAGCTTGAATCCTTTGAAGGCTTGCATATGATGCTTGATTCAGCTTTACGTTCTTCTATGCGTATGGCTGAAGCATATGTCTCTACCCGTGATGGTATTCAAGATAAACAGTATAAAAATCAAACTGTAGAAAACTTTTTGAAAGTAGGAGACATTGACGGTGCTGAAAAGTTCCTGAAAGACATGAAACAAAACTTATCTTATTGAGGTCTAATTAAATGGCTGACACTGAATCAACTTTACCTGGTAACGGGACTGCCGGACCCTTTAATTACACCTTTCCGGCACTTGAAGCAGCACACGTCAAAGTAAGTGTTGATAACGTTGCAAAGACTGTAGGTGTTGATTACTCCTTAGACTTTGTTCAAAAGGAAATCACTTTTCTTGTAGCTCCGTATCCTACTGCTGCACAGACAATCCGAATATATCGAGAAACAGGTGACGCTGCACTAGAGGCTACTTTTTATTCTGGTGCTGCTATTAGAGCTACTGATTTAAATAATAACTTTAATCAAGCTCTTTATGTAGCGCAAGAAACGAAGAACCTTACTATTCAAGCTTCTACTGGTAATTTGGCTGATGGGTCTATTACCAACAACCTGCTCGCTACTAATGCTGTATCTGCGGATAAGATTGGCAGCAATGCAGTAACAACAGCTAAGCTAGCTGACAACAGTGTTACCCCAACTAAGCTTTCCCAGTCTTATTTGACCACAGCTGATGCAAGTTCTACTTATCAAACTCAGGCTGGGATGTCGTCTTACCTAGCTCAATCGGGTGGGACTATGACTGGTAATATCGTCTTTTCTGGCGCTCAAGCATTTCCTAAGATTCCAGCTAACCCTCAAACTCAGGCATATACTCTTGTAGCAAATGACAGTGGTAAACACATTTCAATCACTACAGGTGGTGTAACCGTCCCTGCTGGCGTGTTTGTCTCTGGTGATGTTATTAGTATTTACAACGACAGCACTAGCAGCCAAACCATTACAGAAGGAGCAAGTGTAACTCTGCGTCAGGCTGGTACTACCAATACTGGTAATAGAACACTAAATCAATATGGTGTCGCTACCTTGTTATGTGTAGCCAGTAATGTTTTTGTTATTAGTGGAGTAGGGCTAATTTAATGGCAGGAATTCAAATGTTGCTAACCTCTGGAAGTAGTATTATCGCTTCTGGAGGCACTGTTACTTACGCTGGTGGCTATAAAATCCATACGTTTACAGGTACAAATTCGTTTACTGTAACCTCTGCTCCACTTGGAGCTACGGTTGAGTATTTGGTGGTTGCTGGCGGTGGCGCTGGTGGTGGCGGTTTTTACGCAGCCGGCGGTGGCGGTGCTGGTGGTATGAGAACAGGTACGTTATCCCTGAGCAGTGGAAGTTATACCGTTACTGTCGGCGCGGGTGGGTCTGCTGGAACCAATGGTCAAGACTCATCTTTTAGCACGATTACCAGTAATGGCGGAGGTCACGGCTCCGCTTCGCAGGTTGGTGGTAACGGTGGATCGGGCGGCGGCGGTGGCTGCTCTAATGTCACCGGCTACAGTGGTGGAACAGGTACAGGCGGTCAAGGCAATAACGGTGGCAGTGGATTTTATGCTGGTGGCAGTGCCTACTCTGCTGGCGGCGGCGGCGGTCATGCGCAGGTAGGGAGCAGCGCTAGCGCAAATGGAAACGGTCAAGGCGGCAGCGGCTCCATTAGCGCAATTACAGGCAGCAATGTTGCATATGCTGGCGGTGGTGGTGCTGGTTCTATTACGAATATCCCCCGTTCCTTTGGTGGTCCAGGTGGTGGCGGAAACGGAGGCGCTTACAACGTAAACAACAATGATCACAATGGCTCTGTCAATACAGGTGGTGGCGGTGGTGGTCATCCAGGCGGATATGCAGGTCTTGGCGGTTCCGGTATTGTCATCATTAGATACCTTATTTAAGTTTATGGCTCACTTTGCTGAACTAAATTCTAATAACACTGTTCTTCGCGTATTAACGGTGAACAACAGTGACATAACTGATGCCAACGGTCAGGAGCAAGAAGCTTTTGGGGTTTCCCTCCTAAAGGATCTTTTTGGTCCTGACACCCATTGGGTCCAGACGAGTTACAGCGGAAAGATCCGTAAAAACTACGCTGGTAGCGGTTATATCTACGACGCCATGCGCGACGCATTCATCCCACCCTCGCCAAACCCTAGTTGGATCTTGAACGAGGAAACATGTCAATGGGAGGCACCTGTACCGATGCCCAGCGAGGACGGCCTCTGGACGTGGGATGAGGTGTCCGGTACTTGGCAGCTCCTAGAACTTTCTACTTAATTATCATCATGCTTACATTCCTTGGCATTAAAGTGACCTATGAGTCGCTTGTCTTTCTTGCACTGTTCCTTGGTTCTGAAGTCATTGGTGCTTCTAAACTAAAAGATAACAGTGTTGTTCAGCTGATCCTTAGCGGCATCAATGCACTGAAGCCGTTGCGTAAAGAGGATGATCAAATTCAACGTATCAAAGATACCCTTAAGAACTGATGCCTGCTACTACTTACACAATTAAATCTGGTGCTTACTCAGCTGAACAGGTAGAACCCCTTGGTATTCCTGGAGTAGCACGTCAACTCAGTGCAGGTGCTGCGTCTGCTAACACTGCACTTACAGCAACCATTGGTCGTATTTCGATGCGAGCAGTTGGTGCTGATATTCGTTTTAAGATTGGTGCCACGTCTCAAACTGCTACTGCTACCAGTCATTTCATTGCTAATGGAGAGCGGCTGGATGTAGCTGTACCTCTTAATGCAAACATTGCTGTTATTCGTAACGGTACTACTAACGGAACACTTGAAGTAACGGAGCTAGTCTGATGAGGCTGAGTGGAACCAAGACGGGTTCAGCGAATCAATACAATGGTCTTGGTGACCAGCTCTACGATCTTGGTGGAGCTAGACCCACTCTTGACCTTAATTTTGCAAGTAACGGGAGTCTTGTTGACAGTGTAACTGGCAAGACACTTGTTGACCATACCCGTGCCAGTAGCGGCACGTATGTTGATGGCGATGGGGTGATTAAAAAGGCGACGACTAATTTGTTGCTGTGGAGCGAGGAGTTTGATACTTGGTCACCCACTGGTGTCACTGTTACCGCAAACCAAGTAACGGCTCCAGACGGATCGACTACAGCCGATTTAATTGAAGCAACAGCTACAGCAGCTTACTCTGGTCGCGTTACTAGTGTTGTGAGTGGCGTGGTTACCAAAAACTACAGTATCAGTGTTTACGCTAAAGCAGGTAACAGTAATTTTATTGCAATCGGATTTGTTGATTCTGGTTTTGGAAATGTAAGAGGTTATTTTGACCTATCAACAGGCGCGTCTTCCAGCAATTCTACTGCTTGGACTGTTAGTGATACCGATATTCAAGGAGTTGGAAACGGTTGGTATCGCTGCACTGTGAGGTTTGATGTAGTTCAGACAGATGGCAGTGCTGATGTTCAGATTTATCCGACTGATAATTTGTCAACCAATAACGTGACTAGCGGTAATTCCGTTTACATCTGGGGCGCCCAACTAGAGCAGTCGTCTACTGTTGGTGAATACGTCAAAACCACCAGCACGATCAACAGTGCTCCACGGTTTGATCACGA